GTATGCGATTACATGCGATAAACGGCCCGGGCAATTCCGCCCGAACAACGGAGAAATGACAAATGAAGATTTACGAACATAACACCGGGCGGCTTTACAACGCCGACGGCCAGTTGATCCGATTTTGTGAGATCGACCGCGAGCGCATCGCGTTCGCCGACCTTGCCCGCTCTATTGAGGGCGTTATCGTGCACGCTGGCATGGGGGCGTTTTCCGACGACGAGACCGCCATTCGGGACCGCATGCTGACGGCGTACGACCACATGATATATCGCGGACCCCAAGGCACTGAACGCGGCGTTATCTCGGCTCTAGTTAATCGGGAGGGCTGATCGATGGAATATGTTGAAATCGCGCCGACATGGCGAGCTGCCGTCGAAATTTACATACATGCCCTTGAGTTTGGCGAAGGCGAGGACGGGAAACAGGCAGCGCGGGCAGAGCTTAGAAGGCTCGCCGACATAGTCGACCGGGCATCGGAGGGCCTCGAGTAATGGACTGGCTGTATTACCCGCCGACGGTGTTCGGGCTCACGTTCGCCGCCGCGCTGTTCTGGTGGAAAATCGTTCGGCACCTGCCTGACGAATAAACCGGCCCAGCGCCGCACACGACGCCCCGGGGAGAGATCCCCGGGGTTTTTTTTATACCGTTAAGCTTGCCCCGGCCCGCCGCCCGCGCACTGCCGGAAACGTACCGGGAAGCGCCTACCGTGGCCCGTGGGCCGCGATCCCGCCGCCCCGGCCCCCGGCCCCCGGCCCGGACCCGCCGCGCACTGGCGGCGCTCCCTGCCCCGTCCAGCGCGGACGGGGTTTCTCGCATATTGCACCGCCGAACGCGGGCCGTTGTGCACCGCCGCGACCTGGGCAGCGATAAATCGCATATTTCCGCCGGGTCCGGGACGCTCGCACCTGCGAGATAGGACGCCGGAAAAAGCGCCGGGGCCCGTGGCGATCGGGTCACCCGCCGCTGCCCTCGGCTCCCGGTCCTCGGTCCGCCGCGATCGGGCCGCGCCGCCGGGGGGACACGGGTGTAAGACCATGTTTTTGACATACGATATGTGATATTTTGATATGACTTGTTTCGATAAGAACTATCCCATATGTTTCACGTGAAACAACGCTCAGGGGCCCCGGAAAGATGTCCACGTCTCTTACTCCCGAACTAGATTCAAAGCGCCTAAAGCTCGAACTCCGTTTGGCGCAGCTAGAACGCAACGAAAAATGTCAAAATGATTTTTTAACCTTTGTCCGCGCTATGTGGCCCGAGTTCATAGCAGGACGACACCACAAGATTATTGCGGAGAAGTTTGAACGCGTCGCACGGGGCGAGCTAAAACGCCTGATAATCAATATGGCTCCCCGTCATACGAAGTCTGAGTTCGCCAGTTTCTTGTTCCCGGCATGGATGATGGGCCGTGATCCGCGGATGAAGATCATTCAAGCGACGCATACGACCGAGCTAGCGGTGAACTTTGGTCGTAAGGTCAAGAACCTTTTGGAGACGGACGAGTACCGTGAAGTTTTCCCCGAGGTAAAGTTGGCTGCGGACAGTAAGGCGTCTGGTCGCTGGGATACGAACAAGGGTGGTATGTACTACGCCGTTGGTGTTGGTTCGAACTTGGCGGGTCGTGGTGGTGATCTTGTTGTCATTGACGATCCGCATTCGGAACAGACTGCGATGTCGAACAGTGGTTTTGACGATGCTTGGGAGTGGTACACCGGGGGCCCCCGACAGAGGCTCCAGCCGGGTGGGTCGATTGTTTTGGTTCAGACTCGGTGGTCTGAGAAGGATATGACGGGGCAGTTACTTCGTTCTATGGCTAAAGATCCGCTAGCGGACCAGTGGGAGGTTGTCGAGTTACCGGCTATTTTTGACAACGACGAGCCTTGTTGGCCGGAGTTCTGGTCTATTGAGGATTTGACCGCGGTCCGCGCATCTATTCCTCCGTCGAAGTGGAATGCTCAGTATCAGCAGAATCCGACGGGCGAAGAGAATGCGATTATTCCGCGTGAGTGGTGGAAGCGCTGGGAGAAGGACATTGTCCCCCAGTTGCAGTACGTCATTCAGAGTTATGATACGGCGTTTAGCAAGCGTGAGACGGCGGACTTTAGTGCGATAACGACGTGGGGTGTTTTTTATCCGGAGGAAGGGGGCCCCCCGAACCTTATTTTGTTGGACAGTAAGAAGGGCCGGTGGGATTTTCCGGAGTTGAAGGAGAAGGCGTACGAGCAGTACGGTTACTGGGAGCCGGACACGGTAATTGTCGAAGCGAAGGCGAGCGGCATGCCGCTGACGCACGAGTTACGCCAGATTGGTATTCCTGTTGTGAACTACACGCCGTCGAAGGGGTCGGACAAGGTAACGCGTGTGCATTCTGTGTCGCCGCTTTTTGAGGCTGGGATGGTGTGGGCCCCCGACGAGGTGTTCGCGGACGAGATGATAGAAGAAGTTGCGGCTTTTCCTAACGGGGAATATGATGACTTGGTAGATAGCATGACACAGGCGTTGATGCGTTACCGTCAGGGCAACTTTATTCAGTTGCCGTCGGACGACTGGGAAGACACTGAAACCGGTCAGCGCATTCACGCGTATTATTGATACGGAGAGGTCGAACCTGTGGGCATAGAGAAGAGCGTCACGATCACCCAAGCGATTCCGGCTAACGACCCACGGTCCATGGCCCTCGGATCACGGCTCTTGAATCAGGCTGGGGTCCCCGGCGACTTCAACAGTGTTTTGAAGAATGCCGATCCGAGGGTCGTGGACCAAGTCAATCGGATCATGCCTAAGTCCAAGGTCGCTGCGCCTTCGACGGGCATTGGTCTTTTTATGGGTCTGAAGCAAGGTTAAATGGACGGCGTCATCGACATAAGGCTGTTGATTACGCTGGGCGGCATTTTGTTTTCCGTGGCGGGCGCTGCGGCTGTTGGAAAGATGCAGATTTCCAACATTCTTGACAGCTTGAACGATATTGAGCGCCGGTTGCGCGATATAGACAAAAGAATTGACGGACTGGAAACGTCTACGGAGACGCAAGAACAACGCTTGAAGGTGTTGGCGTCGATGTCCAGCCCGGAAAATATGCGCCGCGACCACATGCAGATTGCGGATGTGCTGGCGAATGTTCGATTTCTTCGCGACGAAGTAGAGAGGCTTCGAAAGATCCACAACGGCTCTCATCCTCCGGTTGCTTCAGAAAGGCGCGGAGTATGAATTTCAATTTGCAATCCGTTGTCGTGGCGCTTGCGCCTGTTCTTTTTGCGGCAGTAGGGTATCTTGTCGTTGGCCTTAATGAGATCGAAAACAGGATACAGAAGTCTGAGGGGTATTTGATGCTTCTTGTAACGCCGCAGGGGGAGATTGTTGCGAGCCCTGCTAACAGCATTGCACGTCAAAAGATGCGCGAAGAGTTCATGCACATAATCCATGATTTGCAAGTTCGGATAAAGCTTCTCGAAGCCAAAAATGAAAAGTAGTGCTTATTCTGGTACAAAGGTATAGGATAAGGCGGATTTTGAAAGGTACGTGATCCATGGCAAGAGAACCGCGGCCCGTGGCCGGTTTGATGGACACCAATGTCCCGTCGCAGTTGGACGAGGAAGACCTCGCCGCTGAGATAGAAGTCGAACTTCCGGGTTCGATGGATAACGACGTGATGGAGATGGTCTCGGAGGAAATACCCGAGGGCGTTGAAATCTACGAAGACGGCGAAGACACGGTTGTGGACTTTGAGCCGGAAGACATGCGCGGCGACAGCGACGACTTCTACGCCAACTTGGCGGAGGAGATTCCGGACTCGGAGCTTGGCGCTATTGCTGGGATGCTTCTTGACGAGTTCGACTCTAACAAGGCGAGCCGACAGGAGTGGGAAGATGCTTATGCTGACGGTTTGGAGCTTCTGGGATTTTCATACGAAGAGAGAACCCAACCGTTTCGGGGCGCGACCGGGGTTACGCATCCGCTTTTGGCGGAGGCGGCTACACAGTTTCAGGCGCAGGCTTTTAATGAGATGCTCCCGGCTCGCGGGCCGGTAAGAGGGGTTGTTCTCGGATCGGAAACGACGGAGAAAGAGAAGCAGGCTCAGCGCGTTCAGCAGTTTATGAACTACTACATCACGGACGTGATGGAGGAGTATACTCCTGAGTTCGACCAGATGCTGTTCTATCTCCCGCTTGCTGGCTCGACTTTCAAAAAGGTTTACTACGACGAAATGCTGGACAGGGCGGTAAGCCGTTTTGTTCCGGCAGAGAACCTTGTTGTTCCGTATGACACGTCCGATCTTGAGACGTGCCCGAACATTTCTCAGGTCGTAAAGATGCAGCTAAACGACTTGCGGAAGTTGCAGGTTGCCGGATTCTATCGAGACGTCCCGGTTATTCCGGGTGCTACCGATTCTACGAACAGTGTACAGGAAGAGATGGACCGCATCGAAGGTACGTCTCCGGCTAACGTCGATTACGACTGCACCCTTCTGGAGTGTCACGTTGACCTTGACCTAGAAGGGTATGAGGATCTTGACGAAGACGGCGACGCCACCGGGATCAAGATACCCTACATCGTGACCATATCTATTGATAACGGTCAGGTTTTGTCCATTCGCAGAAACTACCGCGAAGACGACGAACTCCGAAAAAAGATCCAATACTTTGTCCACTATAAATTCCTTCCCGGATTTGGCTTTTATGGTCTTGGTTTGATCCACACCATCGGCGGTCTATCTCGAACGGCCACCGCGGCGCTCCGTCAGCTTATCGACGCTGGTACTCTCTCTAATCTTCCCGCTGGTTTCAAGGCCCGTGGTATGAGGATCAGGGACGACGATGACCCGCTACAGCCCGGTGAGTTTAGGGACGTTGACGCGCCCGGTGGCCGACTTTCGGATAGCCTGATGCCGCTTCCGTTCAAGGGCCCTGACCAGACGCTGTTCCAGCTTCTTGGTTTTGTGGTCGATGCGGGTCGTCGGTTTGCCACGATTACAGACATGAAGGTTGGTGACGGAAACCAGCAGGCGGCGGTTGGTACGACGGTTGCGCTTCTGGAGCAGGGTTCGCGGATTATGTCCGCTGTTCACAAGCGGATGCACTATGCCCTGCGTCAAGAGCTTCGCCTTCTGGCTGGCGTCATTGCAGACTTCCTGCCGCAGCGTTATCCGTACTCGGTTGAGGGCGCGGATGCGTCGATTATGGCAGAGGACTTTGACGAGCGTGTCGATGTTCTCCCTGTGTCTGACCCGAACATCTTTAGTCAGGCTCAGCGTATTGCGCTGGCACAGACGAAGCTTCAGTTGGCGCAGGCGGCACCTGAAATGCACAACATGCACGAGGTTCTTCGTGACATGTACGAAGCATTGGGTGTCCGTGACGTAGACAAGATTCTGCGGCGCAATGTTGAAGAAGATCCGATGCCGATTGACCCGGCTCAGGAGAACATCAACTCGATGGACATGATCCCGTTGAAGGCTTTCGAGGGTCAGGACCATCAGGCACATATCATGGCTCACATGGTATTCGGTTCGACGCCGATGGTTGGTTCAATGCCGCAGGTTGCCGTCGCGCTCCAGAAGCACATTATGGAGCACGTCCGCATTGAGGCTTCCGAACAGGCTATGGTCCAGTACCTTCAGCAGGTCAACGCACGTCAGGGTCAGCCCCTGTCGGAAGAAGAGATGCTTCAGGTCGAGTCGATTACGGCGCAGCTTATTGCTCAGGGCACGCAGATGCTCAAGCAGCTTAGCCAGCAGATCGCCAACGAAGGTCAGGGCCCAGATCCGCTGGTCCAGCTTAAAGAGCAGGAGCTTCAGATCAAGGCGCAGGCCGAACAGAACGACGCGGCGCTCGACAAAGCCAAGCTCGACCTCGACAAGGTTTCTATGGATATGCGGAACCAGCAATTCAATCAGCGGCTCCAGAGCCAAGAGGCTCAGACCGCGGCGCGTATCAATTCCGCTATGGAACGTGAAATTCTTAAACAGCAGCAGAGCAGG